TTGATTTTAAAAAGAAATATTAAATTGAAAAATGTTATTGTAACTGCCTAAAAAATAGGCAGATTGCTTAAAAAATAGGCAAAATGATCAATTTTTAGGCATCTTGCTTAAATTTTAGGCAATCAAGTCATTAAACAATCAAATTGTTGTAAATCTACAACATACTTGATACACTAATGATGATTTTGTTTGACATCAATTCGTGAGTAGGTTATACTTTGTCCTGTGTGTGATGTTTATGTTTTCTTTTTAATGTTTTTCTAATGATTTCTTTTTTGGAGTTTGTTATGAGTCTGCTCAATAAATTCTTCAATTTCTTTCTGGAACAGAAACCATCAATGATTGTCAGACCCTTTGATCTGACAATGGAAGAAGTTGTCAATAAAAACAAGTTAAAAAGGGAAAGTGCTATCAAGTACCTTGGTGAACGTTGGATCCTTCACCCAAACAATAAAGTAAAAAAGATCAGAAGAAAAAGAAATCTGTATGTGTAATTTAATAATAAAGACGATAAAGGTTGTAATTATCGTCTATTTTGCAACGTTACTTGCCTTGTGTGTATGTGATAAGGCAAGAGCAGAAAACCTGAAATGTCTAGCCTCGACCGTTTATCATGAATCCCGTGGAGAATCTCATGCTGGAAAGATTGCCATTGCAAAGGTTGTGATGAATCGAACACTTCATAAAGATTTCGGAACTGGCGTCTGTTCTGTTATACGTCAGAGGAATCAGTTTTCATGGGTAAAAAGAGGTGGTTACATTCCAATCCGATACACGGATACCGAGATGTCGATTGCAAGGAGGGTTTACTATAATCCGGATGATTACAACCATATTGTTGGAAGAGATGTTCTTTTCTTTCAATCAAAGAACGTCAGGAATAACTGGCAGGAAAGAAGATTAAAGAAAGTCAAAACAATTGGCGGGCATAATTTTTACCGATATAGAAATGAAAAGACAAAAGGCAAGTAACAAGACACTCGAGTGTCTTGTGGAGAAATTCGAGGAAAGAATAACTAGACGGAATCAGGATTGTACCATTCTTGAGGAAATCATAAATTTTTGTGATGAAGAAGATCTTGAATATTCCGATGTTAGGTTTATTCTATCAAACAAGATCAGAAAGGATCTTGAGACTGAATGTGTTGAGGTAGGTCTCCTGAAAAGGGAAAAATATCTACATAACAAGCTGATGTTCAAAAATGCTCGTTGAAACCGCCTATAATTACTACAATGCCATAAAGTTGCACTTTGATGAAAAGAATAGTTATGATTGCTTCAAGTACAATTTTTCACTTCGCAGATCCCTGAATCCGGAAACTGAAAAGAGATTGAAGTTATATCAATCGGTGGCGGCAAGGGCTTCGACTTGTACAAGGACAAAGACAGATGAGGTACTTTACTTCTTTGCAACCTTCAGGAAGAATCCAAAGGCTTTTATAACGGAGTTCTCGAGGGTTACCGCAGCGGAAGCCTTCAAGGAATACAAATTCATGATGGAAAACCGCCTGCCAGAACTTTATCGGGATTTTCTTCGAAGTGTTCGCCGGAGACTTGACGGACGGACATTAAAGGATTATTATATGAGTTCAGACGGCAATACCTCAATGATGTTTGAGGATATTGTTACTGATGAAGCACCACCCGAGATCATTGTCATTCACAACATGATTTTCGGATGTGTTGAAAAGACCGATGACGAAATGCTTGTCATTGAATACAACAAATTTCCACGGATGTTTGAGGGAATTGTTGATATTGATTGTCGTGAAATTGCTAGAGTTTTTAGAGAGACCATTTCCGAATTCAGGAAATGAAATATTTAATTGCAAACGTTTAATAGGATTATTAAAATGTCCAGATTATCTGCACTGAAAAAAACATCCCCAATGGAAAAATTGGAATCTCTCAAAAGTCGTTTTGAGAATCGTAATATTAATATGACAACAAACAAGAAACGTCAGCCAGATACCCGTTTCTGGAAACCTACCTATAATGATAAGGGGGAGGCTCTGGCAATCATCAAATTCCTACCGGCTGTGGATAAGGAAAATGCCTATGACTTTGTCAATCAGAAGCGACATGTTTATCGTGCTGAAAATGGTCAATGGTATTGGCACACCTGCCCAACAACAATTGGGAAACCATGTCTTCGCTGCAAGGCAAACTGGGATATTTACAATTCATCTCCGGAAGGTAAGGAACTCTGGAAAAATTCCCCATGGAAACCACAGAATCACTTCATTGCCAATATCTATGTCGAGAAGGATATCACCAATCCAGAAAATTCCGGCAAGGTGTTTCTCTATGAATTTGGCGGAACAATCAAGGGATTGATTGAGAAGGAAATCAATGGTTCGGAAGGTGATGCCTTCAATGATGCCAAGGAACCTTGCAACCCATTCGGATTTGAAGATACCTGTGTCCTTCAGTTGAAGGTTGTCCGGGACAATAATTCGAAACAAATGAGTTCCTATGATTATTCGGCATGTCGATTTGCCCGCTGTGATAAATGGGGAGAGTCGGATGAATTCCTTGAAAAGGTTTTGGATCAGGAATACGATCTTGAAGCGGAATTTCTTGCCCAAGACAAATACCCATCCGAAGAAGAACAGCGTGAATCCATGGCAAGATGCCACCCAGAATTGTATTCTGATTCGGTATCATCATCTCCAATTCCAGCACCAGAAAAGACAGATGTCCGAGTCTCGACCTACAAAGAGAATGTTAAAGTGGAATCGGACGAACCGGCGGTTAGTCTGGATGACTTGAAAAAACTGGCAATGGATGATGAAGATATTCCATTTTAATCGGATTTCCTGAGTTCTAGGATGGTGGGTTCTTTATGAGGATCCACCATCCTTTGTTGTTTGTTGGAATCATAAATTTATAAAATGTTATTTTTAAAGAGGAAAAATTGGATATTACTAGAATTGTTGAGCTGTTTCTGCTCTTCAGGAGCCAGCTGAAAATCTTTCATTGGAACACAGACTCCCATTCTCGACATCTTGCCTTTGATGAACTCGAGAAGACTGTGTCCGATCTGACGGATGATTTGATTGAGTCAATGATCGCAACCGATCACATGCCGTCCGAAAAGGAAAATAAAGCAGTCACCTTCAAGTACTTCACCCGGGATTATGATGATGTGGCAATTGGTTGTTTGGATTCCTTTACCGAATACCTTATTAATCTGAAAACCGATCTTACTGATGCCCAGAAAAATATTGTTGACGAAATTCTTTCGGCAATCGAAAAGGCGGAATACAAGCTGCAATATTTGAAATAATTTTTTTGATTGGTTCAAAAATGACTTTGTTTAGAAATTTACTATCCCGTCGTGGGGGGGGTGATGATAGTCCCAAGTTGATAATATATTCATCATTATCTAGCTCGGTTAAGATCATATTTTACCCAACCACAAATTATTACACAGTCCCATCTCCATATGATACGCAATCCGATGAGGAAGAATCGGATACCACAACAGTAAGGAGAGCAATTTCAAAAATTGGCAGTGGAGGAATTACTGATCCTGATGAACCCATTGTTCCAAGTGTAAGTTCAGGTTATGTAAACAGTGGCGCAGTAGTGGATAAGACAGAACCATACACAACGACCATTTTTCCCTATGATGAATACGGCATAACGGAAGACACGATCTTTTCAATATCATACTCCGAAAACAGTTTCAGTCTGATTTGCAATCTGGAAAATATCTATGAAACAAGTTCTGTCGAAAGGCGTGCGGTTGCATTAAAAATAACTGATATCACAAAGGACTCGAGCTTCTATTTTTATAGTTGACAACGTTTGTATATAATATTAAAATGATAGATGATAAACTCATCTATCATTTCGTTATGACTAGAATAAATCTTGTACCTGTCAGTGAACTGTCCAATCAGCACCTGATGGCTGAATATCGTGAATTACCAAGAATACCTAATTCAATTCGAATCGGAAAGGCTCGTGTCAAGGATATACCAGAAAAATTTACCCTAGGTAAGGGGCATGTTAAGTTTTTCTATAATAAATTAGGATTTCTGAAAATCCGACACAGGAAAATATTTGTTGAATTGGTAAGGAGAGAATACAACATAAAGACCTTGTATAATGGTCTTTTTGATAATCTACCTATCGAGCTAATGAATGACTATATCCCAGAAACCTGTGATATTGAGGTATCTCGAAAGCGCATACAAGATAAAATAAACGAAAACCCAGGATTTTATAAATTTTTTCGTTGACACCAAAGAATATTATAGATTATAATGTATTCATCTTGTGAAATATTATGAAAGGAATGAATATGTCTTGCATTGTCAATCTTACCCAGCACGAAGCAACAATTGACCAGCTCAATGCCGGAGTCATTGATGTCGATTCGGACGACAAGGAATTGATTCGGGAAGATCTGACTTTTGATGATATTCCATCATCTGATGAAATGACAGAACGTGCTTTTGTTATGGCACATATGGCTAAAAAGTATTCGGATGTCGCAATGATAGGCGGTGCTCCTTACTTTATGCCCTATCTTATCAGGGAACTTGAAAATCTTGGTATTTCGGCTGTTTATTCCTTCACAAAGAGGGTTTCAATTGATACCAAGACTGAATCCGGGGATATTATGAAAAAATCCGTCTTCAAACACATCGGATTTGTTCCGGCTAATTGACAGAAAGGAAATGATCATGATTGATGATGATGAAAAAATAGGTCTTCTACCTTGTCCATTCTGTGGGGGAACTCCAAGATTCGACCGAGGAGTTTGTAATGGCTTTGTTGACGGTGTTGAAGGAAGAGTGTATTGTCAGACCTGTTTTGCCGAAGTTTCTATAAGTTCAGCCGATACAAGAAATTGGAAGGAAAGACTAGCATTTAAATGGAATAGGAGACCATCTTACTATATGAAGACTATTTGTCTTACACGTTCCGAAAACATCGAACAAAATAAAATTAACATTCCGTTGGATGAAATCAAGTCCTTTTCCGAAAAACAATTTTGGTATCCATACACTAATGTTGTTTTGAAAAACAACGACTTTTACTATGTCAGGGAATCAGTGGCTGAAATTGAGAAGCTGATGCGAAAGAATATGAAATAAAGAAGATTGTTTGATGTCATTATTGGTGTTTCTTCTTTTTTCTTGATCCAGATCAATGTTTTTGTGGCTAATGAGGATATAATAATAAGCATTGAATGAGACAACAATTATAGGAATAGGAGATAAGAAATGAACATCAAAGAAATGTATGATATGATTGGTGGAAATTGCCCAATGTTTTTTGATTGGATATTTTTTTATGGAAAAGTAAAAGGTGCTAAAGCATATGATCATGTTAGTAAAGTTTGTAATAATATCACATTAGGCAAATTAGGTGATTTCATGATGAGTGATGAATTGGAATATTTGAAATCCTGTCCATTTTGTGGAAGAAGGGATGAACTTGTAATCACCCACGTCTATGATGGTGAGGATTATATTCAATGTTCAAGATGTCGTACTGGTGATGTTCACAAACTTGTCTGGAACCATCGCGCAGAATCTAATCCATTTTCCGAAATGGTTTGGCTTGAGGAAGAATTGAAGGAAAAGAAATGAGAGTAGTTATTATGTGAAGAGGAGAAGAAAGAAATGAGTCTATTTAGAGATCTACTATGTGTAGCTTCTAGTGCGGGGGGGGGGCATTTGATGGCACTTATATATTAAGTGTGGAAAATGATTATGGGTTGGAATCTACTACACAGAGTAGATGGGGATATATGCTTTTGGGAAGTGATGGAGTTCAAGTTGGCGATATCACACCTAGATATCACAATAACGATTCGATCTATGAAATATATGAAATAACGACTACTAAAACAAAAAAAAGCACTTTCCGTTATTCATATTCTACGCAATTACAATTACGTGTTTATGGCACTATTGATGAATCATTATCCTATAGTGTAGATGTGAATAATGTTGAGTATGAAAAAAAGGCATCGGGTTCAGCTACTATTTCAGTATCTGGTAGTTATACATATTTGACTTTTGTTCTTGGTACCCTATCTGATTTTATTCCGGAACCAACAGAGCTTGGACTACAAGTTCCATTGAAAATTGAATTGAATATATCGTGAAATGATTGATATTCTTTTAATAAAATCTGAATGTGGTGAATATAATGACACACTTTATTAAGTTAACATTAAGTTTTGAAGAAACACCTATTTGGTTTAATATTGATAAAATAACTGCAATGGAAGAATCCCCTGAAAAAACGATATTACGTACCGATAATGATGCTTATTTTATTAAAGAATCTGTAAAAGAAATCTTCAAGCTCATAAAAAAACAAAGAGAACCCACAAACCAAATTCCCGGTATGTGGTATCAAAAAACGGATTACGAATGATAACTCCCTAATCCAAATAATTGATCATTTGAATACTCACAAGGATGTCTGGAAGGAATTTTGATAAATCACACGGATATCTCATTTTCTTGATCTAGATCAATGATTTCTAAAATACTAGGTGTATAATGATAATCATTGAAGGTAACAATTTAAAGGAGATCAAAAATGACTATCACCGAAATCGCCGCCTGCATCCGTGAAGACTTGAAGAATCAATTGGGTCTGACATCCAAATTTGTTTCGGTCACATCCCGTCGTCTTGGGTTTGATGGTGTTGTGACTGTCAAAATCCGGGTTCCTGATATCAATGAAGATGAGGTTGCGGAAATTGCAAGAAAATATGAAAAGTTTCGCACCGATTGTACGGGCGAACCTCTTCAAGGTTGCAATCGTTATGTGGATGTTTATGGATTTGTTGCCTGATTTATAGAATGGGGATTTGTATGAGCAATATTTGTGCTGTTTTTGGCATGTGCCAGTGTTATTTGTTGTTTTGTTTTGATTTTGAAAGAGTGGTTGGGTGGACATAAAACTCCAATCGCAAAATGGATTTATCCTATCTTTTGTTTCTTGATTGAATTTTTTCTAACTAGTTTAGTCTTGAGTCAATATAAATAAACGTCTCTACGAAAACTTGAAACCTCTCTTTGTTAAAATGAATTTAAGATTTAAAAATCAGCAACACACTTCCCAACCAAAAAAAAAAACAAATCCTATGGACTTCCATATCAAGGAAGTAAAAATTTTATAGCAGACTGGGTTATCGAAACAATCACAAAATTCTATTCTGGAAAAGGAACCTTTTATGATTTATTTTGTGGTGGTTGCGCAATGACTCATGCTGCAATCCTGTCAGGTAAATTTTCGAGATATGTAGTGAATGATTTGGATAAAAAGATTGTGGAATTATTCTATAATTCTGTCTTGGGAACCATGAATGATACAAGAAGGGTTATTTCGAGGGATGAATTCCATGAATTAAAAACATCGGATCCTTTTTATTCGCTATGTTGGTCGTTTAATTTCTTCCAGAAAACATATGCCTTTTCATTAGAGTCCGAAGATGTCAATATTCTGATTATGCGCACTATTATGTCTGATGATATTCATGAGCGTGAAGTGTGTATGATGAAATTATTCAAATTGCTGGCTGAAAAGTATGTTGAACTGGAAGAAAAGAAGAGGCGAATTGAAGAGTTCAAGAAGAAACACAGTGATCCGGAAGAATATTTGCGCAATGAACTTCGAGATCTACTAAAGAAATCCGGTCGGTCATTCGCAGAACTTGAACGCCATCTTGGAACAAATGGCATGGCGGGTCATTATTTCACAAAATCACAATGGGCATTTCCGACAAGAGAAAAGTACAACCAGATGCGTGAAATTATTCCTATGCCAGAATATGATTATTATCAAGATGCTCTACTGGCACTTACCGGAACAAGAAAACTTGAAGATGTGGTTGGATTTCAAACAATTAAAAGTATAAGATTAGTCTTACAAAATATTCGTAGAATCGAACGGTTAAAAAGTCTTTCAGAATTCCTTGATAAGAAGGACATCAAGATTTATTCGACGAATTATCAGGATGTGCCAATTGATGATAAGGATGGTGTTATATACTGTGATATTCCATATATTAACACAAAAGGATATAAAACAACAGAAAATGGCTTTGATTATGACAGATTTTATAAGTGGTGCGAAAGACAACCCTTGCCGGTCTTCATTTCCGAGTACTGGATGCCAGAGGATAGATTCATATGTATAGCAGAGCGAAAACGCGTAAATCCAATGTCAAATATTGCAGATTATAGGGTTGAGAAGATTTTTGTACCAAAACACCAGAAGGAAATGTTAAAATTGGGCGATTAGTCATGAAAGATTTGTATAATGATGGGTTTATAGAAATTTCCCCGGATGATAAGGAATCGGAGCCAAAAACAATCTACCCTGACAACATGGATGCTCTATTGATATGTCAATGTGGTTGTTGCTTGGCAAGGACATGGAAATTTTGCCCGGTTTGTGGACGATCTGTTCAACTGAGCACCAAAGAATAAAAAAATATTGCAAAAATCCCCCGATATGCTATAATACTAACCATAGTAAAACATATCGGGGGATTTTATGTTGAAACCAAAAAAAGGGATCGTTCTTTTGGAAAAGCCCGCTTCCGGGTGGGAATTGGATCCTGTCTGGAAGGAGTTTAGAGCGCCCGATGGATTATACATAGAACGGAAACATGTTCAGATTTTCAAGGGTAAGGTTGTCGGACTTCACCCGGATCTTGCAAAGAAGTACTGCTTGAAAACGATCGGGGATTGTGGGCGGGGAACTGATCTCCAAAAGGCAAGGGAAGAACATCGGAAGATTCTTTCTGAGCTTGATACCGAACTTAAGAAGGCAAAAGCCGAGTATAGTGTGTTCATTCTTCGCTCTGGTGAAACACTCGAAAGGAAGGTTAGGAATCTTCTTAAAGAAGGACGGAATACCGAAGCCTTAGAAGTTAAGAAATCCATGATAAAGAAAATTATCGAAAATGCAAAGATTTTGTCTGATAGGATTCGTGAAATCGTGGACAAAATTGAATCCCTCAATAAAACCGGAGTTTGATAATGTACATAACGCCAGATAACTTATTGTTTGTACTTGAATTAAGAAAAAGTGCAATCAATAATTTCAAGGAAAAACAAATCAATAAACTCTATAAAAAGAAAAGGACAAAGAAGAGGTTTTCCTTGAAATCACTACGGCTAGTCCCACGATATGAAACAGAGGATGCAATTTGGAGAGCGGTTTATGGTGATCGGAAATATTCGGAAATCTTAAATGTATCCGAAGAAGCCAATGATATGGTGGAGTGGATATATGAGATCGTTTACTTACCAAATAAGGAATCCAAATTTATCTACATGAGTAATCAGGAAATTTGGAATTATAATTTATTTCCTTATAAAAGGTATTTTATTGAATGGGATGAATTGTAATAATGACACATTCATCCCATAGAGCCTATGATTGGGTCGTAAGGTAGCAGAATGGGAAAATGATTGAGAACATTTCCAGAATATATGATGATCTAAATAATGTTGTTAATCATTTGAAGTAAGTCAAAATGCTCAATAAACCAAAGGCAGAAAATATACTTGTCAAAATATCATCCCAATCAAGTGGGGATGAGTATGAAGATTTACAGACTGATATTGATTCTATCCAAGACAACATTACAAATATCCATAGCAATATCAGCACAATCCAGACGAATATTAGTGACATCAGACAGACAAAACAGGATAACCTAACGTTTGATACAACCCCAACAGAAAATTCATCCAATCCTGTAATTTCGTCTGGCATAAAGAGTTTTGTTGAAACACATGTCACCAACAGTCTGACCAAACCACAAATAATTACCGATTCGTCAGAGCCAAGTTTTGAGGTCGAATCAAATACAATATACCAATGTACTGCTGGTTTGACAAGTCTTACTCTAACGAGTATTCCAAATACACAGGATGAGGCTCTTATATACTTTTATGCCTCGAGTAGTTTTACAGTCGGAATTCCATCCGGGACTCGGTATATCAATGATCTTGTAACAATATCCGGTTATTACTATGTTATAAGCATTCTAAATGGTGTTCTTATCATCGCGCCCTGTTCTGTGAGGGGATGACATATCATGAGTGGATTTTCGGAATTATTATTGTATCGTCCACATGGAAGTGCTGGGTTTAGTGCATCCGGTAATTTCGTAGTGCCCAGTAATGTGACATTATTAAAAGTCTGTTGTATTGGTGGGGGGGGGGCTGGCGGATCCTATCAGTATTTAATAGCTGGTAATGGTGGAGCCACATCATTTGGATCCTATGTTTATGCCCCCGGCGGTTGTGGTGGAAAGGGCGGCGGTGACAAGTCCTATTCAGGTTATGCCGGTGCATCTGGTGGAGATTGTAGTGTGAATTGGACAAGAATTTCTAACTGGAATAATTATGCCGGATCATCAGCCCCATATCGTTCAAACTACGAAACTGCCGGAAAACTGTGGAACTTCTCCACATCGTCATGGGAGGATACAGAATGGGGAAAATCAGGGCAGGGATATAATGCCCGGGATGGTAGTGGCGCATCAGGAAGTTCGTGCTCTGTCTGGCTCTATGGAATTCCGCCCGGAACGGTGATTCCTGTGACGGTCGGTGCCGGAGGTTCACAAATTGGTGGTTCCTCTGGTCGTATTGGTTCCGCTGGGAGACAGGGGGTTGTTTTTGTTTATTGGTAAAATGTATGTCAGGATTTGCAAATTTAATGACATTTAAGGTGAATGGAAGCCAGTTTTTCTATTCATCCGGAACTTTTACAGTCCCACTTGGCGTTAGAAAATTAACTGTTTACATTCAGGCAGCTGGTGGTGGTTCTAGTTTCTGGGAAACCCACGGTTCCAACCGATATTCTGGTGGAAGTGGTGGCTCAGGCGGATTTTGTAAAATAGTCGTAAATGTACATAATGGTGAACAGTACTGGGTCGAGGTTGGTTCTGGAGGGTATGGTGCCGGAACGGATGATAACGCTGGTGCTGGTGGAAATTCATCCTTTGGAAGTTTTGCCACCTGTGGTGGAGGTGGTGGTGGAATTGCTAATGATAATGGGGCAAATGGTGGATATGCTGGTTCGGCGCCTGCCCTATCTTCTATTGTCGTTCAAAGTGTTTCCGGGACGGCTGGTAACAATGGCGGAAGATGGGTAGAGGCTGCCGGTGCCGCCTCATATATTTCAGCCGGGTATCTATCTGACAAAATCACAGGGGATTATGGAAAGGGCGCTAATACAACATGTGGGGCTGATAGAGGTGGTTATTATGGTAAAAATGGTATTGTTATGATAGAATGGTAATACTCAATTTTTTGTGGAGATGAATTATGAAAACAAATTATGTCGACTTTAAAATCCCTACTGATGCCGAAACAATCAGAAAAATCAAGTCTGCAATGATGGATATTTCGGATTGTTATTATCAAATCGAATCGAACAGGAATACTATCAAATCAATTATCAATGCATTGAATGAGAAATATTCCATTCCAAAACCAATTCTGAACAAAATGGCAAGGTTACGTCATAAGGGCGAATTTGATAAGGAAATTGTGAAAACCGACAACATGGAAGACCTATATAACACCCTTTATAGCCCGGAATGTGTCTCACAGGAAGATAACTAATGTTTTGGGACATTTTTGAAAACTTGCATCTTGTTCTGTGTTTTGTTCTCTTTTGCCTTGTGTTTGGACACGGGATTGATTTCTTGCTGGGATTTATTGTATGAGGAATAAAAATGAATGGTATAAAACTTTCAATGGAGCTACGGTTGGAGCTTCTCAAGATATCAGATATCCAGAATGTTGCCGAACGTGTCCTTGTGTTTTCTGAGGTTATCCGATACTGTACTGGTCAGATTGATATACTAAAAAGACGTGCCGGTATTCCATCAGTTGAGATTGTGACGAAGCCCCCGCCCGATCCATCTATCGAGAAGTGAAAGTAATGAAAGCAGATGAATAATTTCATCTGCTTTTTTCTTGATTTAGGTCAAGGTTTCTTAAAAAAGATTATAACCACCAATTCTTTATGGTGTATAATAACATCATTAAATGACGAATTGGAAAGAAGAAAATGAAACTTTCAGCATGGAAACATCCGAAAACTGGTGAAACCCGGGTATATTTCAATGATTTCCCTACGCACGGATACGAAGGCAAAGCTTTTGCAGTCAGGGATGGTGAATACTTCCGGATTATACTGACCGATAGAACTTATCGGTCTATTTCTGATCGGGTTATTGGTTCAATTGAATCCGCACTGGAAGATATGAATGGTGGTGAAATGATCCTGAAGTTCGATAGTCTTACTGAACTTGCTAATCACCAACGGTAAAATATGAGTAGTAAAACTATATAAAGTAAAGGCACGCAGAGGTATAATTATGTCAAAGAAAAACATGTATCCGGAATCACAAGCCGATTTTTTCCTTTTCCGGGCTGCCATAAAAACCTATTTGGGTATTGATAATAAAGCCTTCGCAAGGACACAAGAACGTTTCAGAAATTGCTTTGATGATTATATGGATGTGCTATCCGTGATGCTTGAAAAACCTTGTGACGATATTATCATAGACTTGACAAAAGATGAACAAGAGATTATGATTAATGATATTATTAACGATCCTTTATTTAAAGTTAATTGATTGGAGAAATTATGAAAAAAATCACATTTAAATTCAAAGATACCGAAGGATTGACCGAGCCAAGAAAGTTGAAACATACCTGTACGTTTGAAGTTGATGAATACTTACGATGGGATAAGATTGTAAGTGAATTTCAGGTATTTCTTGAAAAACTTCGGTTTGATTATTTGTCAAAAGACAATATTGATTTGGTTAATATGATTTATCAAAAGTTTGATGATCAAGACGACACAATTTTGAATGGTGATAGTGTTAGCGATTGCCAAAAGGAATGTCAAAATTGTCAATGTAATAAAAAATAATTATACGATAAGTAAAATTCAATCATTGTGCCGTGCAACAGGAAAGAACATGGTAAGTCTTTCCTGTTGTAGTATGTTGATTTGGAAAAACTTATCATTGTGTTAAACGGTCTGTCCGTGATTATTTCCGCCGGGGGATAATACCATTATTATAAATACCTGCATATGTATGTTTTATAATATTCACCTCGATTTTTGAGAGCTTTAGATGGCTGAAATAGAAAAATTAAAAAATCCTCTGTCGTTCGGTGACATTTACGACAAGATAAATGAAATCATCGACGGCGGCTCCGGGATGGTAAAGACAGAGTGGTCATCGGAAGACATTTCCGTTGAGCCGGGGAAGGCATATGTGTATAGCATTTCCCCAACATCCATTTCAATACACAGCTTGCCGGGCGCTGACAATTATGAAGAATCGTCTATCTGGTTTGTGTGTGGAGATACGGCACCGACAATTAGTATTGATAGTGGCATTAGCTATAAGGTTGTTGGTGAGTTGACAACAGAGGCTGGATTGTCCTATGTCCTGTCGATTATGGCAAATACCTTGATTTTGGCGGAAGTTACGGATGTCGCATGATTTTAACATATCGTCCTATCTGAACAATTTGAATTGGAGTTTGCCGAATGGATAATTACGCGAAACTGGTTGACGGAAAGCCGGTCTTTTTCAAAGCACCCCTTGTCACAGACAAGTATCATATCTACAACCCAACACCCGAGCAGTTGCTTGAGTGTGGTTATAAGTCGTATTCAGCCGAAGATGTAGATAAAACAAAGTATAACTCCTATGATATTGGTATTGAGTATCAGGAGAGTGAAACTGACATCAAAAAGGTGTTTGTATATACGCCGAATATGGAAAGGGCAAAGCAAAGTAAACTGTCAGAGATAAATCGAGCTTGTGATGATATCCTATCTTCTGCTGTTAGTACCTATCCGGAGACAGAGGTTCTGACATTTGATCAGCAGACAAGTGAAGCGACGACATATCTCCAGACAAAGAATCCGGAAGATGCTCCCTTGTTGGTGTCTCTTGCATCTGGTAGAGGAATTACACTTGATGATCTTGTTCAAAGGGTGGTGGCAAAACACACATCATTTTCGATTCTTTCCGGATATATTATTGGACAGAGACAGGCACTTGAGGATAGACTGGATACCTGTGAGATAATCGAGGATGTCGAGGAAATTGTCGTTGATATAAAATTACCTGACGAAAACAAGAGTGCCGAAGCAGAGGCAGAATCTACTGTAGATCAATGAAAGATATACTATGACTTTATTTAGAAATTTAATGTTACAGAAAGCGCTTGGGGGGGGGGCGACATCTGAACCTCGACTTATTGTAGTTAACGAATCTATGGTGGGTGTTACGGTTTATGTTTATGATTATACCAAGGTTTCAAGTAATGATACTGAAACTGATCCCGGTGATCCCGGTGATCCCGGTGGCGGTCTTGATGTGGATGAACCCTCAACCCCAATCGTTATTAAAGCCGAGTATTATACTATTCAATACTCTACAAAAGAATATCCATATAGCGCAGATAATTTGACGGAAAATGATGGTATTCGTATTTGGACTAAAGGCGGATTTCTTATCAATACGGTCAATCTTGAAAAGGATGACGATGGATACTACTACATTCAGGACATAACAAAAGACGCTTATATCTATTATTCCGACCATCCATCGAATTAAAAAAAAGGCTGGGAATTATCCCAGCCTTTTTTATGTCCTATCACTTTTACAATAAAACCTCCGCAACCTCAATAGACAATCCCTATAAAGCCACGTTTCCAGCGATTCATTTTATTTTGTCACTTGCTCTATCTACGACAGTTTTATCACTATTCAATTACCAAATTTTTGTTTGAAATTTCTTATTAAATATAGATAAAATGATCTAATATGAGAAAAGCCAGAGCAAAAGTTATCCGTGAAAGTATTGAAAGAATTGGTCTTACAGCAAAACAAATTTCAATCCAGACAATAGTTATGATTATTCAGTTTGGAAAAAATGCAGAGATTAAAGAAATCTTGATCTAGATCAATGTTTCTCCTAAAAACAGGTGTATAATCATAACCATTGAGAAACAATGATTTTATAAGGATTGAAAAATGTTTTATATGGTTGAAAATACAATAGAACACGCAGAACATGATGATTATGCACATATTGTTGTCTTTAATCCAGAAACTTATGAAATCAAAGAAGAACATACGTGGGTTCCACTCGGATTACAAAAATTTGATTGTTCAAATTATCCAGTAGCATCATCTGAAATCGTTAATAAATACAAAAAATTTATCACACTTCAAGAAAAGTTGCAAAAAAGAAAAGATATGATCGAATTGAAAAATTATCTTTTCTTGGATTCATATCATGAAGCCGGAAGACTTCAAAATTCTTTTGAAAATTATTATAATGATTCCGAAGCATATATTATTAAAAAACTTCTCCGTACTAAAAAATTTCGTAGTCATTTCAGAGAAAGTTTAGCAAAACAGATCAGATCATGGTGCCGGGATAAAAATCCGAAATACAAAACACCGCTTTCATACAATCAAATTTGTTGGTTGTAAATTGAAAAGGGATAGAAAAATATTTTTCTATCCCTTTTCCTCTAAATTAGTCCTAATCTTTTTGATATCTCTCAACTTGAGTTAGCCCTCAAAAAAGGACTAATCGGGCTTTCTCTTAGTGGTCTTCCTCTTCGCACTAGTTCAAAAGTTGTTAAAGAGAAGGTCTGTTTAGCTCTCGATGGGTAAGTTCGTATTACTCAAGTACTTATCCTTTCCAAGATATCCATAACCATATCGGTATGGTTCAAACTTCACACCGACAAGATTGAAAAGGTATTTGATTCTGGTTTTCTTCATGAAAGTCCTCTATCAAACCTTTATATTTTTCATTACAGCATAAATATGGGGGGTAATGTTATATACAAAGAAATAATATAAATTATTACTTTCCTCAATATAAGACTCTTATGTACAAATTTTCCATTGCTCCATATTTTGATGATTTTTCGGATGAAAAGGGCTTCTTGAAGGTTCTCTTTATTCCAAAGTTATCAGTCCAAACTCGTGAGGTCAATCAGCTACAATCCATCATTCTGAATCAAATCAAGAAGTTTGGAGATTCTATTTACAAATCAGGTACTCCAATCAAGGATGGAAATACAGGATTTGATTTGTCGGCACACTGGATTTCGGTTGTCCCTGTCGATGAGGCTGATGGTGTCCTTGATGAAGATACCATCGAAAAATACTACGGTATGGAGGTTACCGGTTCCACGTCCGGAGTTAAGGCAATCATCACAACCTACTACACGGATGATGATTCTGCCAGATTGTTTGTCAAGTATACTGCTGCCGGAACGGACTCCGAGGAAACCTTTGAACAGGGCGAAATCCTTGAAGTGTTGAATGATATCGGGGTTGCCCAGTATCAGGTCGCAAAGGTTTCATCTGAAGATGTCTATTCTGGAGTTGGTAGCCGGGCATATATCAATGACGGTGTTTATTACATTGATGGTCTTTTCGTCAATGTCTATCGGCAGGAAATAATCCTTGACCCGGATTCGGCAGAACCATCCGTCAAGGTAGGACTTGAGGTACAGGAAGAAATCATCACAACATCCGAGGATTCATCCCTCTATGACAATGCTGCTGGTACTACAAACTACACTGCCCCGGGAGCCGATAGATACAAGATAACCCTCAATCTCGTCAAGAGGGAAATTGATGAAGACACGGATTCGGAAAAATTCATTGAGCTGCTCCGGCTTGAGAAGGGAAACCCCGAAAAATGGGTTAAGTATGCCCAATATTCGGTTCTCGGTGATACAATGGCACGAAGAACCTATGATGAATCTGGAAACTATGTTGTCAATGGTCTTGGTATGACCGTTGCAGAACATCTTGATAATGGAAGTAACAACGGAATATATACAGCAGATGAAGGAGGGGATTCTGGAAAATTTGTCATTCGAATTGCTCCCGGTAAGGCATATGTTCGTGGATACGAAAACGAAAAGTACGGAACGTCTGATGTGGAATTTGAGAAGTCCCGGGAAGTCAAGTTTGAAAACAATTCAAATGTAATCGCAAACTGGTCAACCTATCTACTTGCCTCTGATGTTTCGATCGTTCCGAACATTCGTCTTGATGTAACGGCGTTTTTCCTGAACACGAACGATACAAGTTCCTATCAGGATAATATACTGGGTTGGTGCAAGATTCGAGGTATTGAACGTGAATATGGTACTGGTTCGGACTTGATATATCGTCTCTATGTCTATGATATAAACATGCTTGGGACAAATAATCTTTCGGAGGTTGCGGCACTTTATAGCCCGGGATCCGAGGGATTTTATTGCAATCTGGTAACTGCATATAGTGTTTCGAATGCCTCTGCAAAATTTACAAAAAACGAGGTTGTCACTGGGAAGGAAGGGGCGAAAATCACCTGCCGTCTCTGGAATCCGGACAAAAATATCCTCTATGCCAATAAGCATTCGGAAAATGATTTCATTTCGGCTTCCGACTATATCACAGGGAATGCCTCAAATGCCACTGGTATAATAACATCTATCACCGGGATATATAATTCTCAGAACATCTCCACTATCTTCCAGATGCCATATAATGATGTTCAAACAATTCGTTCGGCAGATGGATCGTCAGATACAATCTACAATGCCACAAAGGTGTTTGAGGGAATTGTTCTGGATGAAAATGGTATCGGAACAATATCGACTACCGGAAGTGATTCCTTTATTAATTCATCAATGCTGGTCTCCACGACTGACGGCAATTTCACGACTGAAACCACCGCATCCATTCTATCCTCAAATACGGCTCAATTATCTCTGGGAGAATCCTATTCAAAGAAGGAAATTCGGGTCATTGCCGATGTTCAGAGGAATGGCGTTTCCGAAAAGAAAAAGCAATATCGGGAAACGTCCCTCATTATCCAGAACACACAGGGGCAACGCATATTTTCTCTTGGAAAATCAGATATTTACAAGGTAACCGGCGTATGGGTATCTGATTCCTATGATTCAGCACCTGACACCACGAGCGATGAAAATATTGTTGATTCCTGCTATACCGATGATGGTCAGAGGGATGCTCATTATAGAAACGCAATAATTACACTCCCAACAATCGCCTCCGGACAGGTAAGGATTGATTTTTCATACTTTGATGTTTCGGGTTCTGGTAATTCAGATTATTGCTCGGTAGATTCATATACGACACTCTTGATTGATAACAAGAGCTATATTGAGTCAACACCTACCTATCGTAGTGGTTCTAGTGAGATAAATCTCCGAAACTATCTTGATTTTCGTCCTAGGGTAGCTGACAAAACGGCTAATAGAGTAATTGCCGAGGATACTGATATTGGTTCAACGACCTTGCTAATTGACAAGGCAAAATATCCTGTTAATGATCTGTATGTTGGAATGACGGTATACGGTCTTGGTATTCCGGCAGAAACAAAGATTGAATCCATTGATGAAACCGATCCGGCGAAAATCACACTGACGAAGGAAATCACTTCCAAAATCCCATATGGGACAAGAATTCTTTTCGGTATTGCCGAAACGAAGTACGGGCTTTCGATGTATAATGCCTCATCAGTTGCCAAGACCTATATTCCAAAATCCAATGCACCTATCCGGATGGACTTCTATCACTACCTAGGAAGATGTGATATCCTTTCGATGAAGGATGACGGTGATTTCCAGATTCAAAAGGGTGTCCCGGCAGTCAATCCGTCATTTCCGGCAGAACCGGATGGGGCTATGGTCATGGCATATGTACAGATTCCTGCCTATACCTACTCGGCATCGGATGTAACGGTTAGTATCGTTGATAACAAACGATATACCATGCGTGATATCGGTAATCTCGAAAAACGGATTGAGAGATTCGAATATATTTCAAGTCTGACGTTGTTGGAATCCAACATTAACAACATGAAAATCACGGATTCGACGACGGGGCTTGACCGTATGAAAACAGGAATTGTTGCGGATGATTTCGATAATTCCTCGATGGCGGATGTTACGAATATTGACCTACTCTATACAATAGATCTCAACGGAAATTATATCTTTCCGTCTGCCATCTCTAGGGTGATAGGTCTCAATATGGATTCCGACCAGTCATCCGGATATGCAAGAAATTCTGGGAATATCACAATCCAATACGAGGAAATACCTTATATCACAAACCCCTATTCCTCAAGAAACGTTAGTATCAACGCCTTTATGTATGCTAATTGGGTTGGTGACCTTCAATTAACTCCCTATCAGGACTTTTGGATTGATGAGGAATATCTGCCTGACTCAAATGTAACCCAATATGATTCCTCAAAGGCGGTAACCGAAACAATCAACCTAGGAACTCGTACCAAATGGGCAACCTTCAATACCCATAACTACGGCTCCTTACAAAAGACAACGACGGACGTATTAAGCAAGACAACGGAAACTATTGCAGTTGACTATTATACTGAAACCTCTGTTGTTGGTACTGAGATCATTCCATACATACGGTCGAGAAGAATTCGAATAACCGGAACGGGTTTCAAGCCAAATGCAAGGATCTATCCATTCTTCGATGGACGTGCCGTATCGAATTATTGCACAGTTACAGGTTCTGCCTATGGCGAAACGATCACGGTTTCGGAATCTGGAGATATTGAATTTTACTTTGATATTCCAGAGGGAACCTTCAAGACCGGCGAACGTGAGTTTTCTGTTTCCAACCAGCCGAATTATAGTACATCCCCGGATGGTGCTGGGACATATGGTTCAGCAACCTATACGGCAAATGGCACTCTCGAGGTAAAACAGACCACAAACACAACTATAACAACGACAAAGACAACAGTCACGTCCATTCAGACAAAGTGGTATGAAAACGATCCTCTTGCCCAGTCCTTCTATATTCCGGATTCCCCGGGATGTATGGTGACTTCCGTTGACCTGTTCTTCCAGTCAAAACATTCCTCAATTCCAATCACGATTGAATTGCGGAAAATGGACAATGGATATCCATCTCCTAACATTCTCAAGGGTGGGACGATTACCCTCTACCCGGATGACATTGTGATATCGGACGATTCATCGGCAGCTACCCACGTAGCATTTTCCCATCCGATTTATCTTGAGGGTGGGAAGGAATACTGCATTGTTCTGATTACGGATTGTCCGGAATATGAAGTTTGGTGTTCGACTCTTGGCGAATCGGACATGTTAAACTCAATAACGATTGATAAGCAACCTGTCTTGGGTTCTCTCTTCAAATCCCAGAATAATAAGACATGGACGGCTGATCAGAATTCCGATTTGAAGTACACACTCTATCGGGCAAAATTTGATACATCGGCAACCGCGGCAATCACCTTTGTCAATAATAACATTCCGGCAATCGAACTCGCTACCGGGGCAGTCACCTTCAAGAAGGATTCAGGTGTTGTCGAAATTGAATGTCTGAATCATGGACTTTTTGATACATCCGAATCCTTTGTGTATCTCCAATTCCCTGATGGAGAATGGGCTGGGGTTTCCTCATCAGATCTGACTGGTGAATTTCTTGTTGAGGCAACCGACAACGAAAAATTCCGGATAACCCTGAAGAATGGTCTAAAGGCAACCGAAGATCTCACACCCCTTATCTCCGGGGCATTGGCACTTATCAACTACGGATATGACAGCATCATCCCGAATCTTGATTATATGCAATATCAAGGGACGGGTGTTCAGTGGGTTCTCCAGACCACATCCGGGAAAACGGTTGGGGATACATCCCGGGTTCCATATACACCAGAATCGAGTATGGAAATCACCTATAATCGGTTGAAACGGTTGTATATGGACAACACAATGGTTGTTGCCTCTGTTCTGAATGAACAGAAGTGTATGAGTGGAAATAAATCCCTGTCGTTTATGGTAAATCTCTCGACCGAATCCGATCTTGTTTCGCCAATGCTCTACTGCAATGACTTCGGGGCAGATTCTGAGTTTGTCCTCTATGACAACATTATTAACAATCCGTCTGATGTAACAAAGGATACTTTCCTCGGTGCATCCGGTACGGAAAACAGGTTCAATTTTGTCACAATCCCCGTCAATCTTGAACTCCAAGCAACAATGTTGAAGGTCTACTGCGAAGCGAATGTTCCACAACAGGCAAATCTTCGGGTTTTCTATCGGGCATCCAATGGCGCTGATTCAGAAATTTCATCGCTTGACTGGGTTGAACTGGATAGACCGGAAGTATTCAAGAACAGTAACATGTTCGATACGCCATACGACTATGAGTTTACGGCGGATAATATTCCGGCATTTAGTACTTTCCAGATAAAGATTTCAGGACAATCCTCGATAAAATCAAAGGTACCAATTATCAACAATTATCGTGTTCTGGCTATTGCGTAAAGGATGGGTTAATAAAATATGGCTGAAAATACTCTAGAGACAAATATTCAAACTATCAAGACCGTTGTCAATGATATCCAAAATTAAAAACTATTGGGGACAAGGAAGCAACAAGCACGAATAGTGGTCATTTCAAAGGTGCCTTTTCTACTGATTCTAAATTAACTGAATTACACTTTGGAGCAGAAAATCAGGAAGTCATTGAAGCTTCGCCCGGATATTCAACCTTATGGGGTAGGGGCGCTGGAAATGCCACGGTTTACTTTGACCTTTGATTGAGAGATACAAAATGATTACAAAAACAATTACAATGCTTAAGGCAAGCGAAGGATATGTACTCAAGAAGGGTAATGTCTATACCTCATCGGTAATGTTACGTGAGGATGAATCCTCAGATGGTTGGGAAGAAATCCCCAAGGAAGAATATGAAAAAATTATGAATGAGGAAGAATCCGAGGATGCTGTTGATAAGGTTTAATATGTCCCACTCTAAAACACGTTATAAATGTCTCTTATTAAAATAAAGGAAAATGATCAGTTAAAACGGGACACGAGAACGGGAGCCGTACTTAATGTCAATGAGGAAAGCTTCCGGAATCTCCAGTTAATGCGGGCGAATGCTCATAAAATAGATGCCTTGGAATCCCGCGTTAACGATCTTACAAAGAAACTCGAGAAACTGCTGAAACTGACACAGGAAAACAAATAATGTTTATCTATTACCCACCAAAATTGACTCCGAATGATGATTGGGCGGATTGGTATGAGAAGTTCAACAAGTCATGTGATTCGCTAAAGGAAGTCTCCGAAACATATGGGGATATTGATGAATTTGAAGGACTGACACTTCGCGAATACCTTGATAAACAATTGAAGTATCAGAAACAATCATTGGTTGGACTTGTCATTGCAATGTCCTGATTGCATTGAAGAATGAGGAACTAAAAGAATATGGCAACAAACGAGTTTTCTAACGCTACGAAGAAAAGTGTCAGCAATCAGGATTTTGACCTGATCTATACCGTTCCGGATGATGAAAAATCCCTTGTTTTCTGTATTACAGTAGCCAACAAGGCTGATTTTGATGAAAAGGTAACCTGTCTCTGTCGGAAGGATGGAGAAGATATTAATGTCTTTGTCAACGCACCTGTTCCGTCTGGCGGCACACTTGCCTTCCGCGAAAAAATCGTCCTTCTTGCAGGGACTGAAGTGTTGCTGAAAACCAACGTTTCATCCGAATCCATCGACTGCATTATTTCCATGTTCGGAGTCGAATAAAATGGGAATCATCAATGTCACCAATGACAGATACTATGGGAATCAACCTATTAGTACCTATAATCGGCGGAAGGTCGATAAGATAGCCGGAACCCAGATTGATCACGAAACTCGAACCCTGAAACTTTACTCCTATTCGACGGATTGTCTTGATATTTTTCAAAATGGGAGACTCCTTGTTGATAAGGTTGATTATATCGCAAAGGACGGAAAGAACATCATCTTTTCCGATAATATTACCTTATCAAACAATGATATCTTTGTGATATATTCATGGTATTCTACCGGGACAGCTGATACGACACAGGTTCCAAGACAGGAAATTTATCTTGTTGCGGAAATGGAAAATCAGAGAATTTTTCAGTGTCGATACAACCCAAATAATATTGCAATCTATGTCAATGGGTTGAGATTGTTGCAGTCAGAATACGAGGCGACTGATGGAGAGGTCATTGTCCTTGAAAATGGTGTCAAAATTGGTTCCACAATTCTAGTAGAGGTCTGGGACATGACGGTCACCCAGTTCGATCTTGATTCCCCGTCTGGATATCGAATTGCCTACCTAACCGAAACCCTGTATTCGATCGCCGAAGAGAGTGACAAGACGAAAATCGAACAAACCTATGATACCAACCAGATTGCTGTATATAAAAACCGACAAAGATTGTATCGTGGGATTGACTTTGAAGCACAGGATGGGGATGTAATAACTTTCCAGACTCCCCTTATCAAGGGCGATGAAATTCTTGTCGAGACAGCACTGTAAGAGAAGATATGATACTGATAAGCGAGTACGAAAGACCATCCGGCATTGACCAGAAAACTGTGGAGGCATATTATGTTGTCTCTAATGAGGCGGATATTCTGGTGTCTGTTCCTGTCAACGCGACCGTTCAGATGGTTTATTTGAACGGGGTTTTGCTTGAGGATGGTGATTATCAGATCGAGGGTGGCGCAATAAGGATCCTGAAATCCCTGTCAAAAAATGACTTTCTTGCAATCAAGTACGACACAGGGTATTCAATAAATCTGAATGCCTTCAATGCCCTGAAACAATACTGTCTCCGAAGACTCGGTGCTCCAACAATCAAGGTAAATGTCACTGACGAACAATTGAATGATTGCCTCATGGACGCAATGCAGAGATTTGTCACATGGCACTATGCAGGTTCGGAACGTTTTTATTTGATGATTCCGATGACAAGAACGGCTAGGGATGATGGATATGTGACACTTCCCGAAGATATCCTCGGTGTACGGTATTGTATCAAAATGGGTTCGGAAGCAGCTGTTCCACTACTTTCGTCCCAGTATATGGTAACAAACGATCTTCTATGGTCAATGGTCGGGACTGCTGGAAGTCTTACTGGATTCTCCGGACTTCAATACTATTATATCACACGGGATTATCTCAACATGATGGAAAATGTCATGTATCCTGAACAGGACTTCCGATTCAATCCCTATACCCACCGTTTGACTATTATCCCAACGACATCGGATAGTACCTATGAAAATGGTGGTGATGATCTTGACGCTGTGGATATCTTTGAAACCTACCTCCAAGGGGGGACTATTTCAGATGATGTACTTGAAGCTATAAATTCTAAATATATCATCGCTGAATGTTATAGGGCTGTCAACTTCGATGAATTTCCGGATGCATATAACGACATCTGGTTAAAAAAATACACCACCGAACTAATCAAGAAGCAGTGGGGACAGAATCTTAAGAAGTTTGACGGTGTGGAACTTGCCGGAGGAATTACTGTCAATGGTGGCGCGATGTATGATGAGGCTGTCGCCGAAATCGAAAAACTTGAAGAAGAACTCCACAAGAATTGGCAACTCCCACCGCTTCCGGAGATTGGTTGATTGGTTGGTTGGTTATGGCAAAGATAAATCCATTTTTAAATCCTCTTGCTTTTAATGTTCGTCAAGGCACAACATCCGAGCAGTCTCTCTATCATGATCTCGCACAGGAGATCACAGAGGTTGCCGGTATTCCAATCTGGTATATTCTGCGCGAGCTGGTGAACTATGAAGGAAATGCCTTCTTTGAAGACACAATGTCGGAGTATAAAAAAGCATACCGACTGACGGTTTACTTCGAAAATCCCAAGGATGGTTATGATGATTCCAATACCATCATGGCAAAATTGGGAGTCAGATTCCTTAATTATGCGACCTTCCAGATTCCGATCATGAATTTTATGCAGGAAACAAAACTTCCCCGTCCACGTGAAGGAGATGTTATTTGTATTCCTGCCTTAAAAAATCATCATGAAGAATCCCCGGCAGTTTCCGGATTCCCTGCGACCTTCTTCCAAGTCAAGGAGGTGGCAATGGATAAGAAGGGATATAACAACTTCGGGGATGTCTTCTGGTTTACCTGTAAGTGTGAACAGTGGAATTACTCAAATCAGACCGTTGAAACCGGTAATCCGGATATTGATGCAATGTTCGGTCTGATGAAGAATCAGTCCGATACAGGAAGAACTAAGAATGATCCAATTGATGATTCTAAGATTCTTGCCAAACTTGGAAATGAAATCATTGATTGGTCACCTGATCATCCCTTTGGTTCTGAAGACGATATATATACTACAGACGAAGCATTATCCTTCGATCCAATCAAGATTTTTGAAACATATCTACAAGGCGGAACGCTTGTGCCTGAAGTTCCGCCTGATGACATATCAGATGATGAGGACATGGAATTGCGTAAAGATCCAGTGGAAACGTTTGAATCGTGTTTAAAATCAGGCAAAACATCATAAACCTTAATTAAGAAAGAAACAATATGTCAATTTCCGAACAAGTCTCCAGTCTTGCAACGCGAATTGGTCAGGAATGTTATACCCTGCATGGCATTTGCGGTGTATTGACTGACCTGTCTACTACCGAAAAATCGTCACTCGTTGCTGCCGTAAATGAGCTGAAGGGATCTATTGGTTCAGTAACCGAAAGAGTTGCAGCGAACGAAAAAGATATCGCTTCAATCAAAGAACAGCTGGCTGCGGGTTCTACCTACGTCGATGATACGCAGGAATCCACGGTAGCGACCTATTCATCAAGTAAGATTGCTTCCGAAATCACTGCTGCAAAACAGTCAGTTAAGGATGATATTCTGGGTGGTGCGGGTGAAGCCTATGATACCCTGAAAGAACTGGCTGATCTGATCGGTGACAACAAGGATGCCATTGATGCACTCGAAACAATTGCCTCGAAGCATGTTCGTTACGATCAGGAACAGACTCTGACGGACGAACAAAAGGCACAGGCTCGTACTAATATTGGAGCAGCATCCGCAGCTGACCTGACCTCCACCAATACCAACCTTGGCAATTTGACAACTGCCGTCGGGGACACGGATACCAACTTTGTCACCGTTTTTGAAACCGCACTTGCTGGTAGTACTGAAGACAAATAACGTATAATGCTTGATTGGGGGGGGGACACTATATTAATCCTCCTTCCAAACAATTAGTCTACCTTAAATTATAAGAAAGTGCAATCAAAAATGAATCTTGTCCAAAGAATATCTGAATTTGTCAAGTATTTGGCAACACTCATGGTGTCCGATATTGTCTATTCACATTCAGATACGTCGGAATATTCGAAGGGATCAAGGTGTCTTTTTGATGGTAGGGTGTTGATTAGCGAAAGCTCGGAGAATACAGAAACACCGACATATTCTCCGCAAAAAAAGGAAATTTACAATTCCGAAAGTTCGAATTATAAGAAGACCGTCATCACCAAGGAAAACTATGGTTCAAATTGGGGAATTGTAAGGACGGCACCAAAGACCGAACTGATATACAAGATCTGTCAGACTATAACCGAGATTCAGGTAACGCACGACACAGCGATCGTTGAGGTCTATAAAAATCGCCAGAGATTATACAATACACTCGACTTTACGGCAGACGGTTCAGTGATATCCTTTACTGATGACTTGTTACAGGGGGATGTTATCCTGATCGTAACCTGATGTACTACTCTAGCATGAAGAAACTCTTTAAAAAGATAAATCCATGTAACAGTAATGAAGATAGCTTTATTTGGAGAATCCTGTCGTCCATCTTTCCAACATACTGTTGGTGCTGTTCGGCAATCCGTGGATTTCTCTATGGTGTCATCTTCATGGGCGTTGTGATTTGGTTTTTATCGACTTTTTAAGAGCGAAAGGGAGTGGATATGTGTCGCGGATGTGGTTATAAGACATCAAACCCGTATTCCTATAGCGGTTTCATGTCCTATATTCGGAATTTGGGTGGTTCGATTGGTTCTGTTTGGCGAACTTAATCAATGAGGACAAATTAAAGGGGAAGTGAGTTTCGTCACTTCCCCGTTTTTATTATAGAGTCACAGATTCTTAATTAGATTTATGCTTGACAAATAAAAAGTTCAGCCCGTTCGATTCCTCTTCTCATTGTTGCCGTCTCTTCTGTCCGATTGATTAATACAAAGCCATCCTTAATATAATCCTTAATGGATGCTTCAAAGACTGACTTACATTCTCGTATTGCCCGTCTTCCGTGTTTGTTGAATACTTCATCTTCCCCGATCTTCTTTCCGTTCTGATACTTTCGTACAAAAACAGACAGGAGAACTGCATTTCTTTCATAATCACCAGTAAGATTTTGCATATTAATTTCTCATAATAAAATTTTGGCGGAAGGGGTGGGATTCGAACCCACGGATGCTTGCACATCGCCGGTTTTCAAGACCGGTGCATTAGACCACTCTGCCACCCTTCCATTCTAACATTTCTTCTTTTTCTGTCGCTATTTTTATTTTTTGATTTATAAGTTGGAAGTTGCATGTCACAATTTCCACAAACCAATCTTAAATTTTCTAATCTATTATCAGCTGCTCTGCCGTTTATATGATCTAAAACTAACGGTATTGGCTTTTCTTGCCAAACACGATTACCACAAATTTCACATTTATGCCCTCTGATTTCAATCAAATATTCTTTAATTCTTGGTATATTACACCCAACACCGTTTTTCTCCCTAATTTCTTGTAATTTTAGTTTATGAATATATTGATGCTGGCATTTATTAGAACAATATTTAATATTAGAAGGTATTTTTACCCCACAATTAAGGCAATATTTATCACTATTTTTTAGTAATCTTTCTTTTTTGTGATGTGTGTTTATATTTTTTATCGTTTTACGATATTTTGAACTACATTCTTTACATCTAACCAATTTAGGTAATATGTGACAATCAACTTCAACACACACATTACAATCAACACATTTGGAAATTTTCTTTTTATGAGATTTTTTTGCTGAAAAAGATCTAGCGCATTCTTTACAACAAAATCTTCCATTAGCCCACTTACTGTATTTTTCAGTAAATTCTTTTTCACAATTTTCACATATTGTCATGCAAATACCTATATCTTACACACAATAGTAAAAATAATCTGTTAGACTACCATTCCGGTTATGATCATTCTGACCCCTCTATTTATCTTGCCAAGATATCAACAGCAAGATCAATCAAGCCGCAGGTCAGAATGATCATCCCAATCCAACCCAGAACATTCGCAACCGTAAAATCGCTATCTTTCATTTTTATTTACTCATATTGATTAATATGAAGTTATTATATAATCACTTCACAACCAATGTCAAGTAAAATGTTGCGAGATAGATAAATTCTGGCTGGATATTTCCTATCATTTTATCAACCTTCGGAACAAGGACAACCTGATTCACCACACAACCCACATTCATTTTTGGATTGGGTGTGAATCAATTCAAGAATGTAGGAGCGAAGAACTTGTGCCGGAATATCTTCACCATAGATCTCAACAATTTTTTCGAAATACTTCCGATCTTCGGCACTCAAAGTAGTCGATTCGTTATTTACACGCTGAATAACGGTTGGTTGTGGAAAGATTTTATCCAGCAATTTGTCAAACATTTTATGAGCACGTTCGCGCACGGCTTTGTCTCCCAAGCCTTCAATGTCGAATTGCATGCTGGATTCAGTGTCGAAACGCCCATCACAATCGACCACTTGTGTGTCATCATGAATAGCCAATCCAGTCAAATCAAAGTGATATTTGTTCATAGTAATTCCTTTCATAGTTTAATTTTACAATATTCAGAACGAAATTTGATCATTCCATTTATACCACAGTAGGTATTCTTACCTATAACATCCATTAGTGCATTCCGAGATAATACTCCGGATGTTATCATCTCATTCATGTCCTTATTCCCTGTGAGCCAATCCGGAAACATCACGACCTTCCAACCATCCCGGAGATATCTTTCAAGCCGTTTCATGATATGTGGCTGACGTCTCTCATTGTCCGGAATAAGGATACATTTGTCCTTTGCATCCCGAATCTCATGTTCAATCCTATCCAGATCAGCACAGGAAACTGCAACCGAATTATCAATCATCAGCGAATCAATAGCACCCTCACAGACATAGATTGATTTGGACATATCAACTCTATCAAGTCCATAGAATGGATGAAGACCTCTTTCGGTTACAGACGAAATATAACGCATCTTTGATGTGTTGTCAACACTTCTTCCAATACATCCGATGATATCATGTCTTGAATTCCGACAAACAAGCACAACTCGGGAATCATCCCTGAGTTTCTCGGAATTTTGAAGATTCATTGCTCGACAGAAGGATCCATACCCCGGGACAAAGTAAAAACGATCCGAAAAGTCATCAAGTGCACGGGATTTTAGATAGATTCTTGCAGGATGATCTTCCGGGAGTTCGGAGCAGATCTTTGTTGATTTCAGAATATCTTCGCGATAGTAGGATGGAGGTTCGACCTCTTCTTTAGATCGTTCCTCTAAAGCAGGTTTGTCATATTCCCCAGACTCCTTGAAGGATTCTACAAATATCTCCTTGTACAATTCTGGATTGAATTCCCTGATCAGACCAACGAGGGATCCTGACGTTCCACAGTTATGACACTTGTAGTTAAGTTTGTCATCATACCTGTAGATATAGAACCTCTTCTTGTTTGGATTCCTCTGTGAATCCCCACAAAAGGGGCATCTCCCAAGATACAAGTCTTCGGAAACCCTCTGGAACTTCGGAATGTATTGGTTAAGATAACCAACATACTTCCTTAAAATATAGAGTGGAATTTTCATTATCAATTATGTACATATTTATCAATAATTCCTACGTATCAAACTATACAGCAACAACAGTATATTGTCAAGATGCCTGTTGATAAATAAGATTGTTTAAAAAATTATACAAGGATAATCAAAAATGAGTCTATTTAGGGATCTGCTGAATTCTACCAACGACGATGACGGATTATATTTTAAAATCACAAACAACACGGGCGATGTTTGGAAATTTACAATTGATGTCACAGTAACCACTGCCACAAATACCTCAACAACATCGCAAACCTCAAGTTCGAGAATTGGTCATGGTATCGAGGATCCTGATGAACCTATTATTCCAGCAACGGAGTATTCCTATCAACCAGAACTCCAACCCGGGGAAACCTTGAAAATTCCTTATAGTGATTATCATATAATAGAAGAATCGGCAAATAAGTCATCATCTGCCACAATTACTGTGACATCTCCCACTCCAACCAATAATTATTCATGTTATCCGTCTAACACTTCTAATTTGTCATTAAAGTCACAAGAAGGAACAGGCGTTTACATAGCATGGACTTACACGATCACCGACCTCTCTAAAAATTCTTCTCTTACAATGGTCAGGGATCTCTCTCTCTAACGGTTTCGCCTATAAGTGACGAATCTAGTTATGCGTCTGGTTATGATATTGTTGTTACGAATATGAGTACCAACGAACAGTACACATTTTATTTTTGTGATCCTTCGACAAATGCGTCTGAATTTGTAAAAATAGAATGTGAAAAAGGTACGACTTTTGATCTAAACTATAAACTCCATGGCGACGGCATCGAACCAGACATTATTAAAGGTGCGATTTGGTATGATGAAGACACCGCAAAAAATGTAGATTGTTCTGGCGCTAGCAGCAGTCTGTTTATCGGCGAGAAATTTAGATTTACTGTAACAGATTTGCCTGCCGTCCTCAATGTAAATCTTTGGTGATTTCATCAAGTAGATATCCATAGAGATTGATCATCTAATATTCAATCTTCTTGAATTGTTTTGTTTCATTTGTTTAGGATTGGAAGATAAATAGATCTCATAAATCTGTAAATATATTTGATACCTTCATATCAACAAGTATACATCCCAAAGCGAGAAACGAATGACAAAACCAAATATAACACCAAACGAGGACAATAACGGACAGAAACTTGGACTCCCAACAAAGGCATGGACAGCCGGATACGTCACGTCTGTCACAGACAACTCGAACTCAATCATTAACAAGGAATATCTGGAAAATTATGTTTCGACTGTTTCGGGTGGTGTCAATATTCAATCCTACACCATCGAAACATCAGCATGGACGAATTCGAGTGATTCCTATGAGGTGACATTTCAAAGACCACAGACTGAAAAATATTTTTCAGTCTGTGATACATCCGGAAATCATGTTCTCTGTGATGTGATTGAAACAAGTACTTCTATCACACTGAAATCAATAGCACCATTTGATGGTGAACTGCAAATGATTTCAACAAAGGCTTCCGATTCTTCGGTGGGTTCATCAACCACACTTCCGGATGGTATCTCCCGTGAAAGTGCTCTTTCGCTAATCCTTCCGGTTGAATCGGATGCTTCATACGAACTCGAAGCCCAACCTGGAACTGAATACACGGCACCATCCGATGGATGGATCCGGTTCGAGATTGCTAATAGTTCAGCCACAACCTACGCCATTACAGCAAAGTCAAAGGACTGTCTATACGAAAGTGTTGCAGCCCCAGCAGGCATAACAGTATACAAAACAATTCCAGTCGGAAAGAACCTGAATTTTTCCTTTATGATCGGTAGTAGCTCTGGTAGCTTATCATCAATTCCAACCGGAGTTACTATAACAACGAAATATTTCTATACGAAGGGAACCGATCCAAATGAGTAATAAAACATATGCAGTAGTCGATGAAAAGGGTAAACTTGTTGTTTTTTCCACCGACAGGACAAAGGTCTTAAATACAATTCATTTCCTGCCAAAGTTAAGTTCCTACAAGATTCTAGAACTTGAGGATAAGGATATTGAACAGTCAAAGAACGGTGTTTACTATCTTTCTGGATTTGTCGATGCCGTCAAGGAATCATCTGATGAAAAGAAACAGGAAGTCCTTCTCCTTCGGGATGCTGCCTTGAAAAACACGGACTACATGATGATGCCAGACTATCCTATTGATGATGATACCAAGGAAAAGATCAAGAATTATCGGCAGGAATGGAGGGACATCACCAAAAAGAGAGGTTTCCCATATGTCAAACTTCCAAAATCTCCCGTGTGACCGTTAATAGGCAGCATACATCCTGTCAATCATTCCAACATCGACAACCTTGTAATTTGTATCGACTTCAATCCAAACATTCGGATAGAGGTCATTATTGGAGACATTACATAAAATGCCAGTTTCCCCAACACTCAACCTAACATTGATGATTTTGGATTCGGGTTTGATCCGAAATAAGATGTCTGGATTGTTGAAATCTGGAATGACAACTGACGGTGGATGCTCCCAATCCTTCCATGCGTTCGAGGAAAAGGGCATCTTGGAAGTATCTTGAAATTGAATTATTTTGCCGGAACTCCATGCCGAAATCACATCGCAAAGCTGGTGTTTTTGCATATTCTGTTATCCCAAAAGTATCCAAAAAATTAAAAGATTCATAACATGACAACGATTATAACCGAAAAAATGCGACAGAGTCAAGCAATCGCCTTCAAGAATAACTTCGCGATTGATTCTGATGTTCGTACCTATCTTGCTATCGGAAAGGCTTCTAAATGGGACGATGAAGATGATACTCCTATCATCCCATCCGATTCATCCTCACAGGAATATCAGGACTTTATGGATATCTATGCCATGAAGAGAATTTCCCAGAATTCCGCGGTTTCCGTGATTCGCCGCGTTGATTGGGAACAAAATAAGGTATTCCAGCAGTATGATAACAATGTTGAGGATTTCTTCAACACGGATTTTTATTGCGTAAACTCGAACTTCCATGTGTACAAGTGCCTGTGTAATAACAACGGAAGTCCTTCGCTTGTGGAACCGCAGGGGGCTTCGACTAAAACAATCCAATTGGCGGATGGATATGTTTGGAAGTTTATGTATGTAATTCCGTCTACCTACTATAAGTTCATCACAAACATCTGGGTTCCGGTGAAGGAAAAGCTGGAAACAGATGACCAGACTGATTCCTATCAATGGCAAGTTCAGCTTGCATCCGTCGATGGTGCCATTGAACAAATCAATGTGACGAATGCCGGTAGTGGATATTCATCGGGTTCAACAACGATTGAAGTTGTCGGCGATGGAGAAGGATGTGTCGCAACGCCTGTCATTCAATCAGGAAAATTACAAAGAATCAACATCACAAATCCCGGAAGAGGATATAATTATGCATCCGTTGTCGTTTCCGGAAATGGAATGGGGGCAACCTGTGAAGCCGTCATTTCCCCAGTTGGTGGTCATGGTTCGGATGCCCTTGCCGAATTGGGTGCTCACTATCTCATGTTGAACTGTGAATTTGAATATGACGAAGAAGGAACAATCCCAACCGAAAACGACTATCGTAAAATTTTCCTCATGACAAATCCGAAGTTATGGGGAACAAACACATATGCGGATGGTGATGTATATGACTGCACGTGGCATCTCCAACTGTCTGGGATTGAAAATATCGAGACCGATACTGTCCTTGAGGGAGTGGATTCCGGGGCGAAGGGCGTTGTGGTAAAAATTGATTCACTTTCAAATACCGTGTGGTTGTCAGAGATTCAGGGAACCTTTAGTGAATCAGAAACCATTCGGATCAAGAATACCGAGATTATCTTCCAGATACAGGAAATGTCACCGCCTGCAATCCAACCACGATCCGGTAATATCATCCTGAAGGAATATCGCTCGAGAGTCGCCCGGGCAGATGATCAGTCCGAATTCGTGGCAATCTGTATCGAATTCTAAAGACATCCGGAAGTAAGGAATATAGAGGGGGGATAAACAATCCCCCTTTTTGTTGCACTAATAGAGAAACCACAACCTAAAAGGGGAATACAAAATGACGCAACAATATCCATATCCTTATTCCTATCAACCTGCATATCAACCACCATTATATCCCTATCAATCACCACCGACCACATATCCAACGCTTCCGAATAGTTCAGTCCTTCAAACAACTAACGACGCAAACAATTTCCAGACACTCCTTTCCAATTTACAATCCCAGTTACTCAATGGACAACAGACACAAGCAGCACAACCCCAGCAGGGAAATATTCTGGAGGCATTGAACCAGCTACTCAATACTCCACAGGGAGAGGTCTTGAAAAATGTTATTGGAAATTTACAGAATAACCAGAATAACCAAAATTCGCCGAATCCGAAGGAAGGAAATCAAACAACATCAAGCAATGATTCGAAAATTAAAACAACACCTACGGAATCACAGAACGAGAGTCTTGTGTCTATGATGATGAAGTTGTTGTCTGGAAACAACAATCAAACATCCGAAAACCTCGAATCCAAGATATTTGACATATATGCCTATAAGGCGATGGATTCCATTGTCGGGAAGATTGCAACCGCATCAAAACCAATAGACACAAAATACATTGCCCAAGCATCCTTTAATATTGCTGATGCTATGGTTGCCGAAAGAAAGAAAAGATTGGCGGGCGATAGGGAAATACAAGAGCCGAAATCAGAATCGACTATGAAGATGACAATTGATGATACGATCATCCCAAAACCTGCCCAAGAAGCAATCGTCGAAATGTAATAAATTTATGGGATGATAAAAAATAAACTTTATCATCCCAAATAAATAATTGATTATATTAACATTAATAATTTTAAGTTATATATATGGCAATATGGAAGGACGTTAGTCAAAAGTTCACGAAAAATCCACTGACGGATGATGTTTCGGTGGTTTCGGACAGAGCGGCAATTCGTCAATCAATCCACAACCTTGTCTTGTCCGATCCGACTGATCACAAATTCCATCCTGAAATCTACTGCATTGCAAGGAACATGCTTTTCGAAAACATCAATTCCACAGACAAGCAGATGATCGCCCGGGACATCCGGACAATCCTTGAGACATATGAAAAGCGAATTGTTGTGCAGGACATTGATGTTGAGGCTGATCCAACACAACGAACCCTGTCAATAAAGATTTACTACTACTTTGCAAAACTTGATGAAACTGATGTTGTGAATATTGTCGTCAAACAGTTGAGATAAACATGGGAATACTTGACAGAAATCAAAACAAACTTGTCGTTGACATGACATCCATGAACTTCGATGAGTTGAAGCAATCAATCATTGACTTCATTAAGGAGCGTGACGATACCTTCACGGACTATGATTTCGTGGGTTCGGCATTGAACGCCATAATTGACCAGTGTGCCTACGTTGGACAATTCGATGCGACCACTGCAAACTTTCTTGGTAATGAGATGTTCCTTGATTCGTCAATCCTTCGTTCATCCGTCGTATCCCATGCCAAGGAACTTGGATATACCCCAAGAAGTAAAACGTCAGCAAGAGCAAAAGTTAGTCTGACGGTATCGGAAGTTCAAAACAATCCGGCATCAATACTTCTCCCGGCTGGAACCGTCTTCCAATCGGAAAACGATTATGGAACCCAAACCTTTATCACAATCAACGATTACAATCTCCTGCCACAGGATGATGACACGACAACCTACTCATTGACAGGAATTGAATTGTATCAGGGAAGCTACAAGTCATGGTACTTCCAGATACAGGATTATGAAACTGACAGATTTATAATACCATCATCCAATATCGACACCAGTACCCTACTGGTCAAGGTACTTCCAAATCTACAATCCAATGCCTTTGACGTATACAATCTGTCTGATACCATTATTGATATTGACGAAAAATCAAACGTCTTCTTTATCAAGGAGGTTGAAAATGGCTATCCGGAAATTTACTTCGGAGATGGTATTATCGGTAAGTGTCCGGATGTTGGAAGTTTCATCAAATGTGATTACATTGAAACGTCCGGGATCTCCGGGAATGGATGTAAAAACTTCACCCTGACAACATCCATTGATGGATATACGATGGTAACTGTCAAGACCGAAAACTCCTCGACCGGCGGAGCTGATGCCGAAACCATCGAATCCATAAAGTTGAATGCCCCCATGTTTTTCAATGCCAAGAACAGGGCGATTGTACCGGATGATTATATCATTCTTCTAAAGCGGGAATTTCCGAATATCGCAGACTTCAATGCATGGGGAGGTCAGGATAATGAACCGAAGTATTACGGATGTGTCATGATTTCGGCAGTAGATACTGATGCCTTTGGTTCTGGAAGATTGCTTTCCACGGATGAACAGGATTCCATTCTCAATTCAAACGTTTTCCAGAAAAATGTTTTCCTTGTCGAACCGAAATTTGTTAGCCCGGAGTATACCTATCTCGAACTTAATATAACAATCAAAGCAAACCTGAAAAATAGTCTGATTTCTGCGTCTGATATCCGGGCGGAAACAACGGCATTTTGTAGTTTGTGTAATATCGAACTGAATAAATTCAATTCCGAATTCATCTATTCTGATTTTGTGTCAGGAATTCGGGATATTGATGGTTGTATTGGTTCCGTCATCGTTGACGTCATGATGAAAAAGGACTTTGAGATGCTGGACTCTGGACAAACCATTGACTTTGACAATGAGATTTTGCCGGGAAGTATTGAGCTATATAGTTCCTTCACCCTGAATTCGGACAATATTGATAAGATGACGTCCAGAGCAAAAACACTGGACACCGGAAATGACTATTGGTTATATGATGATCGAAATGGAAATATTCTTCTCTCCTACATTAACACAAGTACAGCCGAAACCGTAAAAACAAACATCCGGATTGGAAGTGTCGATTATAACACAGGAAAAATAAAACTTGACTTTATATCCATGACTAACCCGGCAAATCGCATTATTTGTGAATCAGGTAGCCCAGATATCACAGGTCGGAAAAATAAAATCCTGTCCTTTGATATGCAGAAGATAACAATCAACATTCTTGCAAAATGAGAGTAACCCTTTCTTCCAAGCTTCGGGATGTCAACACCAAATTCACCCCGAATATTATAAAAACAAAATTCGACACTTCAGCATTCCTGAAAGAGAGAATACCGTCTTATCTTCTGGATGAAAAGTATCAACAAATTGTTTTTTTCCTTGAGGGATTCTTTGAGTGGCTTTCCGGTCAGGGCAATCCACAGTATATTATCAGAAACCTCTTGAACTATCGGAATATTGACTATACTGTCAGGGAATTTGTTGATATTTTTTTCCGGAAGTATTTTTCTGGATTTCCAATAGACGTCCTTGTGGATAAGAGACTCCTGATCAAGCACTCTAACGACTTTTCCTCAACAAAGGGGACAGACACTGCCTTTAAGTTGCTGTTTAAGATCCTGTATAATGAGGATGTCGAATTGTACTATCCTGGGAAGTATCTTTTTAACACCAGTGATGGAGACTGGCAGCAGAAAACAATCTGCAAAATAACCCCAGATGGAAGTGGTCTTGATGACGATGAAGTCTACACATCCCGAATCATCGGTTATCGAATTCGCGGGACTGTTTCGGGATGTGAAGCGAAGATTGACAATATCCTTTCCTACTCTGTTGCTGGAAAGAGAGTTGCCGAACTGACAATATCAGATCTTAATGGAATCTTTGATTTTTCCGAACCTGTACTTATATATCAAGGCGACCTTAACAATCCAGCCGACCTATTGCAATATCGTGGGATGCAAATCGTCAATATTCCTTCGATTGGGGGATATGTTGACCGGGGATCCGGATTTCTCGAGGATTACTCCTCGATTGTCGATAATCCAGAACATCCGAATGATCCAGATTATCAGACTATCATTAAAATAGAACGTGTTGGATCGGATAAAATTACATCCCTGTCAATCGAAAATGGTGGTCTCAATTATTCTGTTGGGGATAGAGTATATGCCTATGATAATAATATTCTCAATGAGAATTTCGTGGCATATGTATCAAAGGTAAACTATGTCGGGATGATTGAGGAAATCCAAATAAGAAATCCGGGATTTGGCTTCCAATCGACACCAAAAATCCGGGTTGAATCAGGACTTGGTAATGGCGCCACGATCACGGCTGAATCCCCAAATGCCGGACAGATAAAAACACTATCCTTTTATGAAATCGGATCATTTTTCGATAAATCGGGCATTGTCACAATCAAATCCCCGGCAACTGATGGAACCGGAAGGGATGCTGAAATTTACCTGACGCCTGCAACAATAGGAATGCCAGAAGGTAGATTCCATAACTACACGTCCCACACATCCAACACATCCATTAAATTACAAGATTCTAGCGCATATCAAAAGTTGTCCTATATCGTTAGGTCTGGTGTAAACTACTCTGATTTTGTGGACATCGTGAAAAAACTCGTACATCCGGCAGGCTACAATCTTGCCGGTGAGTACTTTATTCAGTTAAACATCTATCTGGGACTATATCAAGGACAGGCAAACACAAAACTGAATAACATTAAGTATAAGAGTTTGACAATACGAATGAATACCCATCTCCTTAAACTCGTACTTCGGTACTATGGATTCTGGATAAAAAAACCACTATATCTTATTGATAAGACAGGAGAAATAGATCATCGGTCTCCAGGATTCCAAATATGGGATTTGGATAAATTCAAGTTATACTTCAATGATACCCCAGTACTTCCTATCTTCGGAGGTGTTAAAATCGTCGATATGTTCACCCGTCCGGGGAGTAAATATTGGTTACAGCGAGCGTATCCACTGTCGTTTACCGCAGATATAAAAACCGTCAAGAAAGAGGAAAATTAAAAAATGAGCACTATTAAAACGAATATACGATCAAGGGACGTCGTGCATGTCAGCACGAAAACCGGCGAGGAATTTTCCCTTGATACCTTTATCGACAATTCAGTCACATCCGCGGAAGAAATCCTGCCCGATCAGACCGACAAGGAGGACTATGTCCTTTCGTCAAATGGTACTTCAGTAGAGTGGCAAGAACCGTGTTTTGTACGAAATACCGATGGAGACATCACGACATTCGGAGTTCAGACCATTAGTGCCCTTAATCAATCCCTCGAAAACTTCATTGCAGGAAATGAATAAAAATGACGGCGACACTATCCAAAAATATTGAAACTCTCAAGGACGTAATTACCCAAATACGTCAGGCAATTGCTGATTCTGGAATTGAAATCCCATCAGAAACACCAATCCAGAACATTCCGGCAATCCTTATCGAGGCACTCCAGAGCAAGTTTGTGCCTGTTCAGAATGAAATGACTATCGCCCAATCGGATTTGGGAACTATTGCGAGCAACACCATCTATACCATCACAGGAAAGGTGACCGGAACCCTTGATTTGACGAAGATTGAAAGTTCAAACTTTGAATCGGTAATATATCTTGCGACTGGGGATTCTTCTGTAACTGTTAATTTTCCAGATGGATACTCAATCCGGGATTCCGAAACATCCGAATCAGGGGTTGTCCTTGATGTTAATACATCCTATATCATTTCAATTTCCAGTAGCGTAGTAGTCATCGGCAAGCTTTTCTCTGCCGCACAACAGTATTCTGATATTACAAGCAGTGCTTCGTCTGGAAATGATGACATCACAATCGTATCGGCATATTCCGGGAGCGATACCTATCTTGGATATGGAAAACCGGAGTATGCCAAGATAAAATTTTCTGATGATGTTGTACTTGATAAAAATGGGTTTGGTGAACCGGAAGATAATACAACCAGTGTTTCGACCTATGCTGGAGATGTTGTCGATCGTTCCGAGCTTGTAACAGAAACTGGAGAATCGACCAAGTACTACTACACCTTCCAGATCTCATCCCTTCCTCTCTGTCGAGATTTTATGAAGTATCTGGTTGCATCATACGGCGATACCGTAAGGGATATTGATGTCTATGAGACTGATACTGATATTCACAACACCTTCCGACTCTATCAATCAAAGTATCCGGTCTATAACTCAACATCCGGAAGGGGATATGGTCTTTCTGATCAATCAGGATACAATTATTTGATTGCGGCAAATACCGAAAGTGATGATGCCACAACTTCAAGCGATCAATTAAAATCGTTCTACATTAAACCAAACAGGAACTTTCCATCCTATGGCGAAATCCGGCAAATTACGGTTTTTGTCAAAAACAGGAGTGACAATGTGATCCTGAAAACCTTTTCGCGAGAATGTAATGAGGGAGTCCCAATCCCAGTAGATTACATTATTGAGTGGCTGCTTGATGAAATTATTGGAGCAACCGAGGGAGATTTGGTTGTTGCTGGCTGGAATACTGCTCAAGTTAAAGATCGAAACACAGGAGCAATGATAACTAACCTTTATAAGGTCACCGAAAACAATAGTCTTGAGATTTCAATCGTACCGCAATGGCAGGAGTAATTGAATGAAGATAGAAACGATTCATACAACGGTCGAGGTCGAAACCCTCGAAACAATTGAACCGGGAATGGTCTATACAATAACTGAACCTGTTAATACAATGACGATATTGAAAATTCCAAAGGATCCAATTGAATCGAGGGTTATTTTCACAACGGGCGATCAGACTCCTAATATATCCTTCCCAAATGGAACTGTATTTGTATCGGAAGCCCCATCCTTTGTTCCGAAAACATCATACATTCTAATACTTTCTTATGGAAAAGTGTCGGTCATTCGACGTTAAATTCAAATTCTCTCCATAGAGAAAATCCCCAAAACATGATATGTGTTTGGGGATTTTTTTTGGAATCAGTCCCAGAATGAACGATTTCCGTGTTTTTTTGGATCCCAATTCCAATCCGGTTGGAAAACTTCTTCTTTGGAATCCTTGGACATCTCCTGCATGTCTCTGGAAACATAGACATTTCTAGGAGTTAAGAAATATCCCTTTTTCTGGGATTCTTCGGAAAGACCCTTCATCTTTTCATCGGCAGCCTTCATCATGGCTGCCTTTTTTGCAGGGTCTTTTTCTTTGAGACAGGCGAGGAAATTGACAACCGCATTGTCCATGCGGTTATAGTGTTCGTCAAAGCCTTTTGCGTTTTTTCCGATTTCCATTTTCTTATCTCCTCTTTTCTTTGTTTTCCTTCAATGATTGTCATTATACGCTTTCTATTTTAGAAATCATTGATCTGGATCAAGAAATCGGAAAATTCCCTAATCATCTTCTCTTCGCTTTTGAAATTGCGAACGAGATAGATATTTCCGGATCGTTTCCTCTCTTTATTCCTTGATTTCCTTCTTCCTTCGTTCAATCGCCCCCGAAAATAACTTGAGAAGGAACTTCCTTGTAAAGGGATTAGAAAGAATCGCCCTGATAATTTCCTTTAGAATCTGAAACATCGCAACCCTTCTTCATTGATTCACGTTCAAGACGGACGAGTACATAGGTTTCGGAGATTTCGTTGAATATCTTCATTTCATCATCACGTATCTTTTCATCCTTAAACCACTTAACCGGATTGAAACGGCGTCTCTCATCCCCATCGACAAGAATACCATCACAAACCCTTTGAACACAATGTGTCGTGATTGCCTTTTCCTTGATATCCTTCAGGAAGTCACCGTACTTTTCACCGAGTTTTAAGAGAAGGCGATAGTCATAGTAAACAAAGACATAACAGTTACATCCTTCAAGGATTTCACCAAAATAGTCACGACGAACTTCCAGATATTTCTCGGCAATATCCCGAACTTTGTCAATATCAACAGAAGCGTCCTTAATTATGACGTTGACCGCATCGGAATAACCAAAACTCGCCTTACTGACCGAAACCTGACGAGAAGTTACACCCAGTTTTTCTTTCAGTTCTTCGCGGATGGATTTGATTTTGTTGTTGAGCATTTTTCGATATAATCAATTAGAAATCTTCTAAATCCTTCTTCAGATAAAGTAACACTGGAATCAGGAAAGTTTTCCCAGTTTGTTTGTTTTTTTCTTGAAAATGTTCTGAACCAATGCTTTATGCTTGTCCCGTTGCGAATTGCTTTGCTAGACGAATTTTCAGAATTATCTCTATTTTTAATTTGTAATAATTCCCATTTGTCATGATTTTTTCGGATGAAATCTACGGATTTTATTATACTTCCAGTACACCAAATCCATCCTTTAGGTTCTAGGATTGAAGCAATATATCGTTCTAAAATATCACCTACAATATTTTCGGCTACCATTGCATTTTTGTGTATTAATTCGAGTGTGTTAGATTGTTCTGCTTTATAATTAAAATAATGTGTTAAAACGTCAATTACAGCAGGATCAGATTCTGTTGTTGGACTGGTTGGGTGTTTGGGTCTTCTACCCTTGAAAAGGGCATCGGTGATCTTTTGCTTGTCAAGTCTTCCATTTCTTTTATATTTTTCTAAACAAAAGGAATTTTGTGAATCTAGAAATTCAAATATATTATTAAGTTTTTCTTCGTCAGTCATACCAACAGATTCTTCAATTAAACATTCAAGGCTTTAGATGTCTTTTTCCATTCCCAAAATTTTTCTACAAACCCCTCAACAGTCCGCCTATCACAAGATCCTTGTGCCAAAGTATATCCCATTTCATGTGATACAAATATCAGCTTACGAAGCCTTTTTCCTCTAATACATACTCGGACTCCTGTTCTTCCTTCTGATGTATTCTTCTTAATTACACCATCCTCAAAGAGACCACTACCGTATTCCTTTAGAATATTGTCAACTGTTTCAAGTGTAAAATTCTCAATTTCCATTATAACGCCCTAATCATTTTTTTTTAAAAAATTCCCGGGATGGTGGATAGTTAACCCACATTTCATCCTCAAAGATCTGTTCAAATTCCTTTTTATTGTTATTATAGGTCATCATTATATCAAATACAATCCTTCGCATCTCCTTTAATCCAATCGGAAGAGTATAATATTTGAGACCTGATCCCGATGCTTTCAAAATGGAATCGAGATTTTTGTCAATCTTTTCCTGCAATTCAAGCATTCTTTCACCTCTCAAAAATTAAAATCCCGAAACTCAATAGGGTTCTTTGAAGGATAGAAGATATCCTGTCCTCTACACCATGCATCACCCTTCTTTTTCTTTCTGATTCGAATGATCGGATTGGATTCATTTTTTGAAAAAATCCATTTTTGTGTGTTCTGATTGACACACCTTCCTGCAAATCCACCAACCACCCATTCAGGCTTCCATTGAGGATCCAAGACAGCGTCGAGCTGTCTGATTTCATATGTCATTTCTGACACCTTTCGGATGACTTCGTATGCGTGTCTATCAGACCAGAGCCGTTCAAAAAAGTATTTTTCCATTTTTAAATCCCTTCCATTTACTTTCTCAATGGTGTCATTATAACCTTATCTTTGGAAATTTTTCTTGATCTGGATCAAGAAACTCTCAAAAAATTCTTCATAGTGACAAATAAATGGGAGTTCATATAGAAATGACAGACACATAAAGGTCTGTCATTTCTTTCTTTTCGGGATTGAAGGGTATTCTGCTCGTGAATTTATTATTTTGATCCAGTCGAACCCCAGCCGCTTGCTCCGCGCTTCGTTTCTGGTAATTCATCAACTTCTTCCACTTCAAAATGTTCTATTTTTCTCGGAATTAACTGGACAACCCGCATTGGCAATTCCAAATCGGATTTGGATTTATCAACCTTCATAAGAGGAACCAGTATGTTTCCGATATAACTACGATCTATAATGCCAACACTATTTGCTAACATGTAACCTGTTTTTGCTATAGAACTTCTTGGGACAAGATCAAAATAATAACCATATGGTGGTATAACTTTTATTCCTGTATCATAAAAATCAACTAATCCGTCTGTCTTAACTTTTTTAATAAGCGTTAAATCATATCCTGAATCACTGACATTTTTTTTACTCGGTATTACCGCATTTTCATCAGTTTTACAAAAACAAATCCTACCAACCCAATTCTTTGAAATTGTTGGCTGCCATTGTGACCAAGAAATATACAATTTATACTTTCTTTTTAATCTATATTGCGAAGATTCATATATTTTTCCTAAAAAATCCAAAGCATTTACACCATACCAAGAAATGACATTATTATCATAATTTATTTTACATGGTATTTCAGTAAATCTTTGAATATCTTCTAACATTTTATCACATGAGGAAACAATACTACATTCCGGGGCATGATGATCTTTATCTGGTTTTCGAATATTTCCATCACCTTCAAAATATCCTCTCAAAAACGCCCATTTTAAGTTTTCATTTAAACTTTCCGGAAACCGAACTGAAAATGCTTTTGTACCCGGCACAATTTTCAAATGTTGACATACATCATTTACTATTTTTTTAGAATTTATTGTTAGAGAGCATAATTTTTTTCTAACCGTTTTAATCGGGATTTCTGGACAAAATTCACGTTTAATCATCTCGAGAATGGAGATGTCGTTTTTATGTATACATAAAGTTATTCCGGAATCTTGAATCGACCCGTCAGAAGCTATCCACCCAAGCATCCATGCCTTAAATTCCGTATCAATATTTTGGAAAAAACTTTCATTATAAAAATATTTTTTATTAGGATTACTTTCGGATAAATAAGTAGTTTTTTTTAAATTCGAAGAACAGTATCTCGAACAACAAGGGTTTTTGGTTTTATTAATATGACTAGGTTTTTCGTTATATTTTACACCACAAAACGAGCAATTGATTTTCATTTTTATTTATTTTATCCTAAACTATAAGAATATTTTGCTAATAATTAATTATTAATTGGTTCCGGCACAAGGAATCGAACCATGAATACTGCATTACAAGTGCAGAGTTATACCATTTAACTATACCGGATTTACAGATATTTTTATCAATCATTATAAAAAATCATTCTAGCACATATTTTTCAATTTCTATGTCTAAAAGATTTTTTATAATCAAACCCTTTGGATAAGATTTTTTCCTTGTTGGTCATAGCTGGGTTACCTTTCGGCATCATATCTGGGGATTGATTAATAATATTCAACAAATAATATTCGATATCCTGATAGAGCCTTTCAGGGGCATATATTGATTGCATTCCAACTGTACAGAGCAATGGAGCAGGAAAAATATTAATTATATGTTTTTTATTGTCTGGATGAGCTACAAACAAAGGCAATTTTGCACGTCGGCACAATTCAACAAAAAACTTTGATTCCTCATTAAAGTTTATATTGGGATTTGATTCATATGGGTTTCCCAAATAAAACCCGGAATGCCGTTCAGGATCAAAAACCTCATACCTTTTAAGTTTACCCGATTTTTCGGATGCTTTTCTTAACCCGCCATTTTCAGAAATTTCAACCAATTTGAAAATTTTACCACATAACACAATGTACGGTGTGGTGTCACATGAATATCTATATTTGTAATCCAGATTCTTATATTCAAAAACCGGAAAATAGTCATTAAAATTGACAGATTCATCATATTCAATGGTCTTTATCAGATTTGTCTTTAACTTATCTTTATGAAAACATTGAAATGATAGTTCGCCCGAACATTTATCCGTATGTGTTATCTCCCTATGGAAAACTGCCTTTTTGTCAATACCATAGACTTTTGAATACACATCATAATAATCTGTTTCTGGTGAAATGATAAGCATAATATCTAGCTCTCATAATTAAAGTTCCGATCTGTTTGTCACATCACTATTTTCGGTTGTGATGTGATTGTTCTCTCTTTCCACAGATCAAAACAGACATCTCCAAGAATTAGAGGTCTTATATCCGAATAGCTATTATTGAGACTCTTTATAGCCTCAACGTATGCCTGATAGACTTCTTCCTCATCAACCATCTCCTCAATATCTTCCCGTGGAAGGTATTCATTGAGCTTGTAAAATTCCTTTCTGGTTAGCGTGCTTCCAATCATCCTATAATCCCCCCTTTTACTTCACAGACACATCCCGAATGTTATTCTGGCAATAGTTTTCATCATCATCTTCATCAATCCACTGTTCTGGATCAAACTCCACCGTAAGCCTCCATGCAAAAAAATTCTCACCAGCCATCAGCTTTGTTCTAACCGCCCTCTTAAACCACTCAAAGGCTTTGTCTCCATCAACTTCATCTTTTATGATCTGCTGTTCTTCACATGCGGTATAATACTCATCCAGAATAGCATCCCAAGGGGTTCTTTTCATGATTGCAGCAACAACTTCTTCCTCATCGTATGTTTCACAGAGAATACACATTCCCGCATAAACTTTAACCGGAACCGTAATTTCCGTTAATTCATGATCAATGTAATCCCAAGACTTTCCCTGAATCATCCTATAATCTCCCTTTCCTATTCAATGAGGATATTATACCAACAAAGAACAACCAAAGTCAATAGGTAATTTTCAGTTTTCTGGTGTAGTAATCCTTAATTGTTTCTTTTTTGATGACAGAAAACACCCTCCCCTCTAATCTTTGTTGTGTGATATGGTGTCCTCCATTCCTATAAATTAAACGTCCATAAAATATGTATCTTTCGAAAAAACGCATTTTTTCAAAAAAATTATCCTTTAAAATCAATAACTTACAAGGGTGTTTTTTGATGTTTTTTTCTACCATGTAGGGTAGTAACCCCCAATTTCAAAGAAAACGCATGTTTTTGAAAAATCTCTTTAAAATCAATGGGTTACAGAGATAGTAAAAATGATAAATTTCGAAATTTCACAAATGCCAAAATTGGGTGTTGAGCCATGAAATTAAGGTGTCGTTTTCTAACTGGCTGGTGTGAGTGTACTTGATGTTTTAATAAAATATTCAGAAAGATACATTTCTTTAGTTCAATGGATATTCTTGACAGTGTTCTCAATATATCAATGACATCCATCTGATCAATTCATCTAAAACTAAACCTTTTGGAGGGTGAATGGGATTCGAACCCATATCTTCACGTCACAAACGTGATATTTTACCATTATCCAAACTATCACCCGATTTTATCAAAGCATACTTTCAACTTCCGAAATAAAATTTATAAAATCTGATACTTTGACATCAGTCATTTTACTACGAATTTTATATCTTTCGTCCGAAATAAAATCAATAGCTGTGTCCTCACCAGCAAACAATATATCGGTTTTAATTATGACGATATATGCATCAGCGACTTGCCATCCGATATTATCAACTCCATCAAGATCATCTTTAATTTTCTGGATGGTGTGTTTTATTTTACTCTTGAATGTTTCTTCCATCATCATTTTTTCACGTCAGTTCCACCGAATGCCTTGTGCGTTCTGCCTTCCGAACCAAATTCTTCAACAACATTGAAAGATGGCGAAACACCGCAAACAAACAATGCCTTTGCAATCTTGTCGAGTGGGTTCACAACAAAATCAACATCAGATGTATTTTTCAGAGCAACAACCCACTCTCCCTGATAGTCCGGCTCAATGATACCAACACCATTCGCAACAACGATTCCACTTTTTGCTGCGAGCTTTGGACGCGAAACAATCATCCCGAAGAACCCACCATATTTGACGTGTGTGGAAATCCCTGTTTTTATAAAAACAACTTCATTTGGTTTTATTATGACAGGTTCATCAATAGCTGCAATTAGGTCATAACCATATGCAGAACTTGACTCCTTATTCATACGAACGCGCGAATCATTGTATTTTAAATCACATTCAATTACTGACATTCAAAAACATCCTTATAATTTGTTGTTTGTACGACTACCAAACATTAAAAATGATTGAAAACATATCCTATGAAGTCACCTTGTCAACCCGAAAAAACTTCAGCATCCGACTTTGGGGCTTTTTCGACCCAAAACGTTTCTTCGGCTTTGGTTCAGCAACATCCTGAAAGTAGTGCTCGAATCCCGAAGATTCCATCAGCCTTGTCACAACACTATCTTCTATCTCAGGATTATTGAGGATTTCATCGAGTTTGTTAAGCATCAATCTACTTTTTATGTTCGTCTGTCGTTTTTCGGAGTAGGTAACTCTTACAAATGCCCTAAGAACAGATCTCCAAAGATATGAGAAGATATACTTGGACTTCGATGAATCAAATAGAAGGAGTGAACGAAAACAATCAAAAAGAGCCGTTGAATACATATCGTCATGATAGGTATATGACCGGTACTTTGGTTTGTTCAATTCACGACGGATGATCTTGTCAATCATCCCCATTATTTCCTTTGGTGGATTGGGAGGTTTCTTCAAAAAACCATTCTCAAATTTTTTCCATGTCTCCTGATACTCATTGACAAGTATCAGAAGCCGGTCATTGTCAACATAGTAATGCCCTGTTCCTGTCTTTAATATAATATTTTTCATCTTGTTATGTGTGTTCGTATGTTTTGTTTATGTAATTATATGATAATACAAATGAAATATCAACCTGTAAGAAGATATTTGTAGTATGAAAACAACATTCCAAATGAAATTAATGAATTAGTGGACATACATGATCATTTTGCCTATTTTTTAAGCAATCTGCCTATTTTTTAGGCAGTTACAATAACATTTTTCAATTTAATATTTCTTTTTAAAATCAATAACTTACCTATATACTGCTAATTTTCAACCTTTTCGCTTATATAAAATATTAATCAATAACATTAAACAAAAACCCACATATAACAAAAACAATAACAACAACAATAAAAACAACATTTTACACACTTTTCAACAATTTCTTTAAAAAATTCAATAACTTTTATCATCCCCTCTTTCCTTTTACATTCAATGGTGTTGTTTTTGAGATACATTGAATTGAAGAATGTGTTGACAGGGAAGATATCGTTGTGCTACTATTGTCTTGTGTT